TTTGCCGTCATCGAACGCCTTATTGAGCGCCGCCAGGTCTGCAACATAGGAAGAGCTGACGCCGGTGAGTTTTTCGTGCAGGTCCGTGGCGGACTTGCTGCTGGCATCCAACGTATCCTTCAGTTCCTTGTTGGCGTCGACAACCTTTTTAAGGTCGTTGTACATGCCTTGGTAGTCGATCAGGGCCACGGAATCGCCGGCCGAGATATTCGCGCCTTGCGCTTTCAGGGCATTGATCGTCTTGAGCAGCTCGGCCATGCGTTCGACGGCCTCGCCGCCCTGCACTGCGGCCGGGGCCATGCCGGCCTGCTTGGACAACTCGATGCGCTCGCGGAGTTTTTCGTTCTGCTTTTCGAGGTCGCCGACGATCTGGCTCGTCATCTTGCCGACCTTTTGCTCTGCGTCCGCAGTCGCTTCGTCCTGCTTCTGCTTGTACCAAGTCCAGGCGGTAGCGGCCAGGCCAAGAACGGTGATGAGCACGCCGATCGGGCCACCAAGCAATGCGAGCGCGCGCGCGCCCATACCCGCCGCAATGCCCCCCGCCGCGGTCGCCCCGCTCAATGCGGTTTGGGCGGTGGCCTGAGCGGCGAGCGCGGCGGTCACCTGGGCAGATACGGACGCCTGTTGACGCCCGAGCACCGCGAGTTCGGCCAGCATGACCGCGCGCTGCGTTTCAGCCACTTGCAGTTCAGCGGTCGCCAGGCGCACGGTGCGCAGGGCGAAGCTTTGCGCACCAGCTGCTTCCGCCGCTGCGATGGCCGCACGTGCGGCGGCGATATTCGAATTTGCACTCGACAGCTTTGCCACGGCTTCTTCCCGCGCCACGACGATCATGGCCTGGGTCGCGCTGAGCTGGGCGGTCTTGGCGGTCGTGCTCGCGACATCGGCCTCCGCTGCGGCAAGGGTAGCTGCGCGGGCGGCGGTCGCTTCCGTGATTTGCTTGCGGGTGGCGGTCACCCAGCCATCGATGGTGGATGCAAGCTTTGCCGTGGCCACCGTTGCCACCGCGCCGGCCAGTGCAACCAGGTTGTCGGCCAAGACTTCGATGCTGCCCTTCGCCGCATCGCCCAGCCCGGACTGGGACAGCTTCAGGACAAACGCATCCCATTTATCGGCCAGATTGCTGATAGCGCCGTCCAAGGTTGCGGCTCGCCTTTCCATGGCACCGGCAAAATCGGTATTGCCAATCTTTTGAAGATAGGCCTGGATTTCATCGGCGCTCTTGCTGATCGTTGTCGTCGTACCCTTGAAGGTAAGCGCGACTTTGTCACCATTCTGCGCGGCCGTGATGCCGAATTCCTTCAGACGTTCGAACTCACCGGTGGCGGCATCGGCGACTGCCTCGATCATCTGGTCCAGGCTCTTGCCCATTGCGGCCGCCGTGTTGCCATACGCCCGCAAGGCCTTTTCGGATGGGTCGAGCCCCATGTTCTTCAGCTTGATGAAGGCCTCGGTCGCTTCCGCGACGCTGTATGGAGTGGTCGACGCGAAGCCCTGGAGCGACTTGAAGACGTCGGCCGCGCTTTGCGTGGAGCCGGTGGCGGTGACCAGGGACGAATTGAGCTTGTCGAAGTCACGCTGGGCGCCGAGGACCTGCTCGGCCAGGGCGCCCAGACTGAGCCCGACACCGGCAAATGCCGCCAGTTCCTTGAGGGACGATTTGGCGGTGGTCGACAGCTCGCCCATCGAATTACCGATGCCCTCGATCTGACGCTGGGCGCCCGAAGCACCTTCAACGGTAAAACTGATTACAGCGCCGGTCCCAGGTGTGAATGCCATCTCTCGCCTACCTATTCGTTGTCGCCCACTCTTCGAGGGCCGCGTGTTCCATCGCTCGAATCAATCTGTACAGCCGGGACCTATGCTTCGGCCGGATGCCCTCCATACGCATGGCGGCCTCGACACAGTCGTAGAGCAATCCGACCCGACGCTCCATGTCCTTCTGCCACTGCGTCTGGATGGAGACCCAGAACCAGAACGCATCCTCGTTTTCCGGCCAGAGCCAAAACTCGTCTTCATCGACCAGGACTTCGTCCTCGCAGTAGAGGCCATGGGCGGCAAACGCCTCGGCCAGCATGTCGTTGGCCTTGGGCTCGGCCTGCCCGTCCAGCTGCAGTTGGCCGCGCGCCAACAGGCGCGCAGCCTCGGTCAGTTTTTTACGACCGCGCCCACTTCCTTGATGTAGGTCTGGTAGCAAACGACCGGCAGGCCGGCCGTTTCCAGCACGGCAGCCAGGTTGTCGGCATCGAACGGGATCGGCTGGCCGTCGTCATAGAGGACGTCCTCCCAGCCGACGGTGACGCGCTCGACGAAGTCCTTCACGGACTCTTCCTTGTCCTTGATCATTTCGTCGATCTCGGTCTGGGTCAGCCGGTCGCAGATGAGAACGAAATTGAAGGAAACGGGCTTGCCGTTTTCGTCCTTCAGGGTGCCCTTGACGGGGACGCGCAGCTTCTTGCGCACAACGAGTTTGAATGCCATTGTTGGATCGCTTTCTATGTGATGAAGTGGGTTACAGGACGACGATGCGCCACTCGTCGTCGCCATTGACCGGCATGAAGCGCAGGTCATAGCCGATGAGGCGCTTACCGTTGCGGTCAACCTTCTTCGGCGCCAGGAACTGGGCAGCCGGCGCAAACACGATGATCTTGTTGCCGGCGACCGTGCCGATGGTGATCGCCAGGCTCCGGGTTTCGTTGGCCTTGACGTCCGCCTGGAACTCGACCTCCTGAGCTGCGGTCAGGTCGAGTTCCAGGCTGCCAGTCGACTCGCGGTCGGTGATGTCAACGGTTTCCTTGCTCAGCAGCGCATCGAAGTTGACCTGGTTGCCCGCCTTCAGCTCCAGGCCAGTGCTGGAGTAGACGGTGCCACCGGTCAGCGCACCGGCGGCGTAAGTGGCGCCCAGCGTGATATCGATGACGTTCGCCTTGGTCATCGCGACCGGCTTCTTCCAGGCGGTGTAATTGCCGGAATCGCTGGCTTCGCTGATGCCGCCATCCAGGCCGGTCCAATCGAATTTCAGCAGTGGGCGGTCACCGGCCTTGGCCGACAGCGTGAAATCGCCCATGGTGGCCAGCAGCTTGTGCAAGGCGCCGTCGTCGTAGTAGTACTGGGTGGCGGATTTCAGGCCGTCCGAGACCGGGGTGTACTCGACGCGATCCGGGCTCTCGAGGATGGCCTCGGCGCATGCGCAGGCCTGCAGTAACTCGCCCCAGGCAGGCGGAGTCCCAGCAGTGCCAGAGCCAGCCAGCTCGACCGTGTAGCTCGCCTTGACGCTGGCCGAGCCGACCAGCTGCTCACTGGCACCGAAGGTGCCGCGCATCAGCTTGCGGTCGATGTTCTGGGCATCGAGCGGGGTGATGCTGGCGTCGCTGATCAGGATCGCATTGGCGGCACCAGTCGGTGCTGCGTCCTGGCCGACAATTGCTTCGATGGCCGCCGCCACGAGCGTTTTTTTGATGTAACGTGACATGGTTACTGTTACTCCAGAGTTGATTGTTGGGTTCGATGCTCAATCGGATACGTCATGCAGATCCAGCCGGTGCGCTCGCCGTCGGCCGAGTACTCGGCCTCGATCAGCGGCTCGCCGACGTTGTCCACAAGGCCGCCGAGCGTGGTATCCGCCGCGATCCGGCTGTAGACCGCCATCAGCAGCGGGTCCACTGCCTCGTCGTTGTTCTCGCTGGTGGCAGCGCGGGCGAAGCACTCGATGCTGAACTTCGATGTCCAGTCGACCGGCGCACCGGTGATCGCGCCAGGCGCTGGCATGCCACCGTTAAACTGCACGTTGATCGCCCGGAAGACGCTCTGCGGGACCACACGGCTGCGCGCCCGGTAGATCACGTCGGCGATCGGTGGCTCCATGTCCAACAGCTGGACCAGGGCGCCGGTGATCTTGGAAAAGGCGCTCGAAGGCATCAGGCTTTCTCCAGGATCAGCACGGTGACGCCGGTACCGTCAGGCTCGTGCGTGGCCACGGCGAACCGCTCTCCGGACTTGGCGACCACAAGGACCATGCCCTCAGGCTCCACCGGTGCCGCAGTCGCGGGCAGGAGGTAGGCCGGACGGCTCGACGCCATCCCGATCCCGTCGTTCGTGCTCATGTACGCGGCGTCGAAGATGCCGACGACGGGCTGGCCGTCGAGGGTGTCGCCGCTCCCGGCGAACTCGCCCGGCACGAAAAACGGGGTCAGGTCGTCACCGATCATGACTTACTGGCCTTCGCTGCCGTTGTCGCTCGGCGCCGCGCTGCTGTCGCCGGCCGTGTCGGTGCCAACCAGCTCGGCTGCGCCCGCGTCGACCAACTGCTGCGCAGCCTTGGCCGGCAGGTTGAGCGTAGTGCCCAGGTCGACGTCCTTGCCGTCGTGCTGGACAGGTCCGATGGTTTTGACTTTCATGAGGGACTCCGTCGAGTTATTGGACCGGCCGCTTAGGCAACCGCGTTCTGGATCAGGTAGCCTGCCGAGGCGCCCGCGACCACCGGAGCCACCTCGTCGGTGACCGGGAAGACCCAGCTCTTGTTGTTGCGCTCGAAGTACGGCACCTCGACGATCGGATAGCCGCCCAGCTGGTAGGTGTAGCCGTACGACGGCTTGCCCTGCTCGGCGACGGTGCCGACTTCGGTGTAGGCCAGCACGACGTCCTTGCCCCACACGTCATTGAAGGTGCCGTCGTCGGAGGCGAAGACTGCGTCACCGACCTTCACTTCGGCCACGCCGAACAGGGAGGCCAGCAGCTCCGGCGTGGCGACGTCGCGGCCGGTGTATTTCAGGCGGTCCAGGACCTTCGGGTGCGTCTTCAGCACCGCGAACACGGCGGCGCCGATGACGGCAACGTTCGGGCGCTTGCCGATCTGCTTGCGCACCGCTTCCTTGCCGGCTTCGATGGCAGCGATCGGATCGCTGTCCGGATCGCCCCATTGCGAGGAGCCTGACAGGGCGACCTTGTTGTTCGCGCCGTAGTTGGCGGCATTGCGTGCGGCGTCGGCCTGGGCCTTCTCCAGGCGCAGGGCGATGATGTTCTGGGTCTTGTTTACGGTGACCACGCTCATGTCGATGCCGGGCACGGCGTTGGCTTCCTGCAGCGTCTCGACCGGCAACAGACCTTCCAGGCTGTGGCTTTCCAGCCCGTACGGCGAGCCCTGGTAGCCGAAGGTGACGCGCTTGGTGTTCTGGCCCGGGGAGCGGCCGGTCGCGTACAGCATGAAGTCTTCCTTGCCGAAGGACAGGATCTTGCCGCCACGCTGGGTGACCGGGACCTTCGGGAACAGCACACTGCCGATGAATTCGGCGTTCTGGTAGCCCTGGGCGGCCGAGGTCAGGACCGGGTCCACCACGCGCGCCTGAGCATTGTTCATCTGGGGCATAACGATTCCTTAATGATGAGGATTGATGAAACTGGATCAGTTCGGGATCAGCAGGATTTCGATCTGCTGGCCGGCGGCGGTAGCTGCGGCCAATGCGCGGCCGACAGCGACCCCGGCGTTCTTGGTGACGACACGGCCCTGCGCGTCGACCTCGACCAACGCGTCGACGGCGACCGCGGCGCCAGCTTCAGCCACCGTGGTGCCCATCGCATTGACGGACACGCGCTCGCCGATGGCGGCGTTAACGTCCGCGAAGCCCAGGCAGCGAGCACCGGCAGCCGGGATGGCGCCAGTGCCGGTGACGGCGCGGTTCTGGATCAGGGCAGCGGTCGCTACCACGGACAGGGTAAGAATCTTGTATGCGGCTGCTGCCATGACAATTCCTTTCGGGTTGGGTTAAACGGGCCGGCGGTTACTGGCCGCCGACGGCCTTGTAGGCGGCGACGTACGAGGCGCCCGGGTGGGCCGCCATGTATTCCTTCGCTTCCTTGTCCAGCTGCTCGCGCGACTTCTCGTCATTGCTTGCGGCCGGCGGGACGCCAGCGTTTGCCGGCGGGGTGACCACGACCGGCGGCGGCGCGTCGGAGGCGCTTGCCTTGGCGTGCGCAGCGCGCGCGGACTTCTCGGCGGCCAGGACGGCCAGGGCAGCATCGCCGGCGCTCGACTTGCCGTCGAACTTCAGGGTGGTGATCAGGGCTTCGTGGCCCGGGATGGTCTGGGCTTCGATCGACTGGATGCGATCGCGCTCGGCCTTGGCGCCGTCTGCGCGCAGCTCGGCGGCCAGCGCCGGGTGTTGCACCTCGAGTTCTTCTTTCTTCATGAGACTTCCTTGTGTGGTGGTGGGAGTGGGCCGCGCATGGCCGGCACCGGGTTGGATCGAGGAGCGGCCTGAAATCCCGCGCTCCCGGTTCAGCTGTTCGACCAGCGCGTCGAGGGTGATGATGCCGTCGACCAGTCCAGCATCGATCGCCTGCTGGCCGATGAACACGCGGCCGTCGGCCATATCGCTCAGCACGACGTCGGTACTCACGCCGCGGTTCTTGGCCACGGCGCCGACGAACAGCGAATACATGTAGTCGAGCTGGTCCTGGATCGACTGGCGACCGTCTTCAGACAACGGGCCATACTGGCTCGCTATGCGTTTGTACTTGCCGGCCGTGATCTCGGTGGTCTTGATGCCGCGTGCCGCTTCCTGGGCGCTGACATCCACGTGAGCGGTGACAATGCCGATCGAGCCGACGCTGGTAGTCGTGTCGGCGACGTAGACCTTGGAGGCGGCGCTGCCGAACCAGTACGCCGCGCTGGCGATCGTGCCGCTGGCCAGGGTGACGATCGGCTTGTCGGAGCGGGCGCCGAAGACGGTGTCGGCGTAGATCTGGGTGCCGTCCACAGTGCCACCTGGGCTATCGATGTACTGGATGATGCTGTGGACGGCCGGATCGTTCTTCGCTTCCAGCAGGCTACGGCGCGCCAGCTGGCTGCTCGCGCCGCCTGAGATCTGGCTGAACATGTTCATCTTCTTAGCGACCACGCCTTCGATCGACAGGACCGCTACGCCGTCGACAACTTCATAGCCGCGCTGCTCGTTCGCCAGTGGGCGACCGAGGCGCTTTTCGACAGCTTCGATGTCGATGGCTTCGCCGCGCACATGGGCCTGATAGATCGCGTGCAGCTCGATGAGCCTGCTCGGTTCGATGGCCCAGGGCGCGGTCAGTATGTCGGAGATTTTCATGCTCGGCATCAATGTGTTGATGCCGAAACTTTACCGATGAGCTTGTCTCAAAAACAGGGCAATTTGAGACTACTTGGCAAACTATTTTTGTTCATCCGACGCCGGGATGGGCGCGGCGGAAGGCACTGAGGTGGCCGGCGTTCCTGGCGGCGGAATGTAGATGCCGGCCTCCTTTTCCGCGTTGATTTCCTTGACCCGCTGATCGTGTTTCGCCCGCCACGACACGCCATCGTGCGCGATGCTCTCGGCCTCCTTCGTGCTGATGCCGAGGTCGATCCGCTTCTGCGCGGCATTGACCTCTTTCTCCGGATCGATGCTGCCCGGGCCGTCGCCGGTCCACACTGCGGCACACCATGCCGAGCGCACCAGGTCATCGGAGAAGAAGCCTGGCGCGTGGATCCGGCCTTCGGCCACCTCGTCGGCGAGCCACAGCTCGAACACGGGCTGGCACAGGTAGGTGGCCAGCATGTCGCGCCGGCTGCGGAACGCCTTCCAGGCCATGAGAAGTGCGGCGCGCGCGGCGCTGTAGCTGCTCTGGAAGTGCATGGTCAGGACCTCGACGGGCATCTCCAGGGCCATGCCGATCTGGCGCACGATCGCGGCCCAGAACGGATCGAAGGCTGGATTCGGTCTCCCCGGCGAGCTGGTCTCGACGCTCTCCCCAGGCAGCAGGTTGATGGCCTGTCCCGATTCCATCTCGCCGGTCCAGGCGCTGGCCTTGTTGATGATGGCTTCCTTCGAATTGTCGTCGAACATGTCTTCGAACGCATCCGGGTCCATCTTGATGAACACGCTGAACATACTGCTGACCACTGCGGCGTTGAGCTCCGCATCGGTCCAACGGTTCAGCTGCTTGAGCGGCTCGAGGATCGGGGCGATCATCGGCACGCCACGCACCTGACCCGGGCGCAGCATCTTGAACATGTGCAGAACATTGCGGCGGCCGGTGCCGGCACCGCGCATGGCCACGCGCGTCCAGGTGTTGCCAGAGCTGCTGGCCGGGTCGCCCGGATGCTTGCGGGCGATGTGGCAGGCGATGGCCTCGCCGGTGTCCGGAGCGATCTCCATACCGTCGATCATGGTCTCGGTGTCAGCGGACCGGTTCGGGTTGCACACGCGGTCAGCCTCGATCAGCTGCAGGGCCAGGCGGGCGGCAGCACCGGCGCGCGCCACGCGCGGTGTGATGACGAAGATGTCGCCGCTCTCCAGCTGCGAGCGCACGGACAGGTCCTGGATCCCGTAGAAGTTCAGCTTCCGGGCCAGGTCGCAGTCCAGCGAGCCGGCCCAGGCGTCGAAGCGGCGCTTGGTATCGGCGGACCATGCGTCCGCTTCCTCTGGCGTCATGCCCAGGAAGCTGGCGTCGATCGCCGGCGTGTAGGCCAATCCGGTACCGACCACATGGCTGACGGTCGTGTTCAGCGCACCGAGGGCAACCGGTGCGTTGCGCATCTGATCGCGGCTGCGCGCGCGCAGCATCGGCAGGTCGCGGATCGTGTCGGCGTTCGCGGAGCCGGCAGTGGGCATCCAGCGGTTCATGCTGGCCGTATCGACCCGGGCGCCGGTGTAGCCGCCGCCCAGGGCCAGCTGGGCGCGCGCGGCCTGGCGGCGGGCCGCGACGTGGGGCGCGACGTAGGCGATCAACTTGTCCAGCACGTTCTGCTGGTTGAAGATGTTGGGGGGCATGCCTGCCATGTCAGCCTCCGACGATGATCGTGCGGGCGCGAGTGCGGCCGCGGGCGCTTCGGTCGAGCTTCTTCACGCGGGCATCCCAAGTGGCGATGCCCTGCTGAATCTCGGACAGGTTGGCGCGGGTGAGTTTGCGGCCGGCGATCTCGTACGACTGGCTGGCCAGGACGGCGGTCTCGGCCGCCAAGTAGACGGCGAGCTGCGCCTGTGCTTGTTCTAAAGTGATTCCGGGCATGCGTTTCTCCTGGAGAAAAGCGCAGTGTAGGGAGTTCAACAGTTGCAAAACAGGGCAAATTGAGACGATGTCAGCCATTGTTTCCGGTGGTGCCGCGCTTCATCATCCGGTACAGCGTCGCCCGGCTGATGCCGTGCTTCCCAGTAATTTCCGCCGTGGTCATGTTCGTGATGCCATCGGCGACGACGAGCGCCCGCTCCTGCTGTGTCGGGTGCTTCTTCCGCTTCGGGATGCGCACGCGCAAGCCGCCGTATTGGGCGCGGATCCGCATCTCGATCTCGTGCGCAGCAGCGGCGTCAAGGCCGCTGTCCCTGCAGGCCAGGATGATTACCTGAACGATGTCCGGATCGTCTTCCGTGTTCATGCCACGCCCCTCTTGGTACCGGCGATCGATATCTTCCCGCGCACGACCGTCGGCGGCCGTTCCTCCGGCGCTGACTCGGGCCAGGCCGGCTCGGCCGGCATCGCGCCGCCGAACAGGTCGGCGATTGCGGGCTGCACCAGCTCCTCGAGCTGGTCCCAGTAACGTCCGGTCTTCTTCACCAGGTCGAGGTGCGTCTCCAACCAGACCGCGTACACGGTGCAGTCCCAGGCCTCGACGCGCTTGCGCAGCGCGGTCCAGCGGGATTCCTTGCCGCCCGCTGCAGCGCGCTCGACGCGCGCCTCTCCAGCCATCTGGGCGTAGTACTCGTCGGTCGCGTCCTTGGAGAAGTGCATGTAGCCGGGCCCGGGCCGGGTGATCTGCAAGCGCCCGTAGATCAGGTCCTTCGCCAGGTTGGTGCCGACCTGCCAGAGGATGAGGCCGCGGCGCCGCTTCTTGCCGCGCCAGTCGATATCAACCTTCGCCGCGCCATCCTTGATGTGCTTCTCCCGGCCGGAGCGGCCCTTCACCGCGAAGATGCGGTGCCCCATGCCGGCATAGGTGTGAACGAAGTTGTAGACCGCCTGGGTGTAGTGGCCGCCGGTGTCGATCGCCGAGGCGTGGATGCGCAAGGTCTGTCCGCCGGCATGCGGGAAGTCGTTCTCAAACAGGTATTCGGCGACGACACCAGCG